ATAAATAGATTTGAGATTAATGATACTTATTAGCTAATAAGGAGAACAAAATATGGCATTTCAAGTTTCACCAGGTGTTCTCACACAAGAGAAGGATTTAACAAATGTAATCCCAGCAGTTGCCTCTACGGTAGGTGCTTTTGCAGGTGATTTCGTTCAAGGTCCTTTAGATGAAATAGTGACTATTTCGTCTGAAAAGGATTTAGTTGACACATTTGGAAAACCTAACTCTACAACTTTTGAATCTTTCTTTTCAGCAAGTTCATTCTTGCAATATGGAAATGTTTTAAGAGTAGTGCGAGCTTCAGGAACAGGAATATTAAACGCTACTGCTAACGGTAGTGGTTTACTTATAAACAACACCACAAGTTACCAAAATGACTATTCAGGCGGCGCAGGTTCAGTAGGACTATGGGCAGCTAGAACAGCAGGTGCTTGGGGAAATAACTTAAAAATATCTATTTGTCCTTCATCAACTGCATACGAAGAAACTTCAAAAACAACGGTTAACAATACTAACTTAGCTGCTGGCGATACAACGGTTACACTTACATCTGCTTCAGGATTTAATGTAGGAGATATTGTAAACTTTGGTGAGTCTGCTGGCCACGAATATAGAATTACTGCTATATCATCTAACGATTTAACAATTGTAAGACACCCATCAGGTGTTGGCGGATTACATACTGCCGTATCAAATGGTTCATCTGTTAGAAGAAGATGGCAATACTATGATCTAGTTAGTGCTGCTCCAGGAACATCACCATATGTTTCTGATAGAGGTGGTTCAAATGATGAATTACACGTTGTAGTAGTTGACGAAGACGGTGATATAACAGGAAAAGCAGGCGAAGTATTAGAAGTTTATGATTCAGTATCAAAAGCTTCTGACGCAAAAACTCCACAAGGAGATACTAACTATTATCCAGATGTAATATACAATAAATCTACAAACATTTATTGGATGGATCATCATAGTTCAGGATCAAATTGGGGTGACGCTGCTTTAAATAAAACATTTACTGCCGTGACAACGGTTAAAAATGACTCATTAAGAGGTGGTGCTGATGGTTCAGCTGCAACTACAGCTCAATTAAAAACTGCTTATGAGAAATTTGATGACGCTGAAACGGTAGACATTAGTTTAATTATCGCAGGTAATGGTGACTCAACTCATGTTGATAACCTTATTACAATCGCTGAAAACAGAAAAGACGCAGTAGTATTTGCTTCTCCTGAAAGAAGTGATGTAGTAAATGTGACTAATTCAAATACTCAAACAACTAACGTGACTGGTTTCTTTAATGCAATCAGATCATCTTCTTATGTTGTATTTGATTCAGGTTACAAATATACTTACGATAAATTTAATGATGTATTCAGATTTGTACCTTTAAATGGAGATACAGCAGGATTAACATCTCGTACAGACCTTATTGCAGACTCATGGTTCTCACCAGCAGGTTTCAATAGAGGAGTTGTAAGAGGTGCAGTTAAACTTGCATACAATCCAACTAAAGCACAAAGAGATCAACTATACAGAGCAAGAATTAACCCAGTGGTTACATTCCCAGGACAAGGCACGGTCTTGTTTGGTGATAAAACTGGATTATCTGCTCCTAGTGCGTTTGACAGAATCAATGTTAGAAGACTATTCATTACTTTAGAGAAGGCAATATCAACTGCTTCTAAATTCCAACTCTTTGAATTTAATGACGAATTTACAAGAGCACAATTTAGAAACATTATAGAGCCATTCCTAAGAGATGTACAAGGTAGAAGAGGTATAACAGACTTCTTGGTTGTTTGTGACGAAACAAATAACACTGCTGATGTCGTTGATAGAAATGAGTTTAAGGCTGACATTTTTGTTAAACCAGCTAGATCAATCAACTTTATACAACTAAATTTCGTTGCGACAAGAACAGGTGTTGCATTTGAAGAAGTAGTAGGAGCGTAAAACCATGCCAAACATTAATGACTTTAAAAGTAAATTAAGAGGCGGTGGGGCTCGTGCTAATCAGTTCAGAGTCACAATGCCTTTCCCAGGTTATGCTGCTGTAGGT